GAATGTAACAAAGATACAAGGTCAAATAAAAGAATTAAGATCGCTTGGTTATGACGTTGGAATGATTTATGTTAATACAGATTTAGATACTGCGATTGCTCGTAATGACGCAAGACCAAGATCATTACCAAGTACTCAGGTTGTTACTTTGTGGAAAGAAGTACAAAAGAACATCGGTTCATTCCAAAGTATGTTTGGTTCTAGTTTCCAAGTAATTGATAATTCCCAAGACGCTGATAGTAATAAAGGAATTATGTCAGGATATAAGTGGGCAGCTAAATTTGCCAAATCTAATATCACCAATCCTAAAGCAAAGAAATGGATTAAGTCTTACGCAGAAGAACATTTAAATATTAATGAAGCCGATCTTGCTATGGATCGTAGTGGTATTATTGATATTATTCTTAAAGATGTAAAAGACAAGTTAATGAAAGATGTACAACGCAAAGATGTTAAGACAATTAACGATATAGCGGCAATTGTTAAAAAGAAAGTAGAATTGGATTTTAAACACAAAGGCTACCTGAGGTTGAAAAATAAATGAAGTCGTATAACCAATATCTTGCTGAGGCAGATGCCAATTTACATATGACGCATTTAGAAGATGCTGTTATTGATGGTGGTGTAAAAGGAACAAGAAACGTAATCAATTATATTCGTAATATCCGAGATATGTTATCGGGTAATACAAAAGCTCCTGTTAGTATTACAACTAAATGGGATGGCGCGCCTGCGATCTTTGCTGGGACTGATCCTGCCGATGGAAAGTTCTTTGTGGCAAAGAAAGGAGTATTTAATAAAACTCCAAAATTATATAAAACTGATGCAGAAATAGATAATGATCTAAGCGGTGAACTCAATAGCAAATTTAAAGTTGCTTTGAAAGAATTTGCCAAGCTTGGAATTGAAGGAGTAGTACAAGGTGATTTCTTATATACGAATGATGATCTTAAAACGGAAACTATTGATGGAGAACCGTGTGTTACTTTCCATCCTAATACCATTGTTTACGCGGTACCTAAAACATCAGGACTTGGTAAAAAAATATCAGGATCCAAAATCGGTGTGGTCTGGCACACAACATACTCAGGATCAACTCTTGAGACAATGTCTGCAAGTTTTGGTCAGGCGATCTCAACAAAACTTAATAATACTAAATCAGTATGGCATGTAGATGCAACGTTTGAAGATAAGTCAGGTACAGCAACAATGACAAAGGCAGAGACCGATTCTCTTACAGCCATGTTATCAAAAGCAGGTTCACTATTCAGAACAATTGATGCAAAGATATTAGGCGAACTCGGAACAAACGCAGATTTAAATCAAAAGATCAATACATTTATTAATACAAAGGTTCGTGAAGGACAGCGTATCGGTTCAGTTAAACCATTCGTTGCTGATCTCCAAAGATACATACAACAATATTATCAGAAAGAAGCAGATAAGCGTAAGACTCCTGCTGGTAAGAAAACACAAATGGATAAGGCAACTGCGACATTACAAATATTTGCCGATCCAAAGAACAAGACAAAGTTAGAAGCCATCTTTACTCTATACGATTTATTAGTTGATATGAAATATGTTATCATAGATAAGTTAAATAAAGTTGATGGTATTAAAACACTTCTTAAAACAACAAAAGGATTTGAAGTAACAGGACAAGAAGGATTTGTTGCGATTGACCATTATGGTAAGAACGCATTAAAGATCGTGGATCGTATGGGATTCAGTCTTGCTAACTTCTCAGATCAATATATTAAAGGGTGGCAAAAATAATGTCCGAAATTCATTACTTAAAAAGAACAAAAACAGAAGCAGTCGTAAAGATTTATGTAACTGACTCCGCAGGTGATACTGTTGATATTTTATTAGCAAACCTTGTACATCCTTATCAATCGGTTAACGGTGCAGTAGTAACGATTAAAGAAATATATTGGGGCTGCAAAACCAATAAACATATAGACATTTCTAGATGGGACGGATCTACAGCTCACGGTCATTATTATTTTGTAAATTCTGGTTCACACGAATATAAAGGTTTTGTAGATAACGTGTATTCTAATAGAGATATACGAGTTGTTGGCGATGGACCATTCCACGTTATTATGAAACTCACTAAAGAAGCAGGGTACGAGTAATGGCATTCGTAACAGTACAAGGAAGCAATGGAGCTTGGGAATATGATAACGCGGCAACCGCTGCAGATACATATGCTGATACTCCAGGTGTAATAGCCGCAGGCGTTAGAACATTTACTAAACCAGGCGGCGGAACTCAAAAGACATATATTAAATGTCGACAAACAGGTAAGACAGCAATCGCAGGAGAAATCAATAAAGACTTTTATGATTATCGTTTCTCTCAAGGAATCAGTTGACATTAAGACCTAAGTTTGTTATAATATAATTTCTATAATATGAATAAGGTGATCCTCAATGAAAGACGTCACAGTCATAAACTTCTACGGCGGGCCAGGATCAGGTAAGTCCACCGCTGCCGCGGGTTTATTCTATCAAATGAAAATCGCAGGCTATAATGTCGAACTGACAGATGAGTTTGCTAAAGAGTGCGTATGGGAAGGTAACATACCAATGTTGGCAGATCAACTTTGGGTACTCGGACATCAACACAGAAAAATATTACGATTATCCGATAAGGTAGATTATATCATTACCGATAGTCCTGTACTCTTAAGTCCAATATATCGTGAGAGATACGGTGAAGCAATCTATTCAGATCTAATTGACAAAATGGCTTTTGAATGTTATTGTTTATATAATCATAATATTAACTTTATGTTAACAAGACCTGAAGGTTTTGAACAACAAGGTAGAGCACAAGACGAAGCTGAATGTATTTTAATTGACGAAGCAATCATGGAACAATTTGACCGACTGAACGTTGGATATATAAATTTAGATTCTAATGACAATGCATCGGCTGCAATGAGATATATTAAAAGACTATGAATATCGAAAAGAAAATGACCCACATCTGGATAGGACCTAATCCTGCTCCATTGAAGTGGATGAATACTTGGCCAGAGAAAATGCCTGACTGGGAGTATTCAGTATTCACAGACGATATGTTACATAAACGCAAATGGTATAACCAACATTTAATTGAAGAGTATTATAGACAAAAGTGTTGGGCAGGAGTTGCTGATTTAATTCGTTATGAGTTAATCTTTGAGAGAGGTGGTTTTTGGCCTGAAGCAGATTCAGAATGTTATCATGACGTTAGTGAACTATTCGTTGAAGATCCAAACTTAGCATATACTGTATTTGAAAAGGAAGATGTAATACCGAGATCTATATCTCCAATCATGGCAGCAAACCCAGGCAATAAATTCCTCGATGTTATATTGAGAAAACTCCATACATTAAGACCTGGTGATTTAGATCCAAAGCCACACGAATCAACAGGAAACTTCTTCCTAGCAAGATTACTTGATGGCACTCGTCACCTACTACATATCTTTCCTTCTTATACATTTATACCTCAATGGTTCCGTCCTGGGTATCCAAGGTATGATGGGCCAGGTAAAATATACGCAGAACAACATTGGGGTTCAACCGCAACTGATTTAGGTCTCCCAGACACAACAAAACAATATAATGAAGGCATAGAGTGAATCACGTAGAAATATTAGGTTTAGGACATCCAAGAACAGGAACTGGTTATACAACTAAAGTATTATCAGATTGGGGTTTCGATGTTGGCCATGAAGCAATGGGTAAGCAAGGTATTGTATCTTGGTTATTAGTTAAACCAAAAGGTCCTTATTTGTGGCAGAAAGGATTTGATAGAAGACCAACATATAATCATTTAGTTTACAATGTAAGAGATCCAAAGACTGCGCTTGCTTCGGTAGTATATACTGAAACACCACCTTGTGATAAAGATGGAACTAGTTGGTGTGGTACAAAGTATTACCAAAACTTTAACTATAGAGCATTTGATTATGACTCAACATACTTTCGTAAACAATTCGTTGGATTGAATAGTGACAACCCAATAGAAAACGCAATTGATAGTATATGTCAGTTCCATGAAATGATTCTGCGATGTCGACCAAATATACAATATAGGATTGAAGACGAAGAACAGAAATTATTTAATTACTTTAAATCTTTCTATCCAAGCATTGAATATATAGAACACCCAAATAAAGAAAATACTCGTAAGCATAAA